TTCTCTATCAGATGGTAGACAGGCATGGTAAAATGTTGTATAATATGATTAAGGACTCAGAGAAGATTGGAGAGAGAAAAGTCTTCTTTGTGCATGGCGGAACGGACACAGCGGATCGTGAAGAAATTAGAAGAATTATGGAATTTTGTAAAGAAGATACTATATTTTTAGATTTCGATGATTATGAAATAATACTCGATCCAAATGAACCTATAGATTTGGTTAATAAATTACAAAAAAAAGCTAGAGATATTACAGAAAATGATGATATTGATACCAGTATTCTTATAAATAAGNTACAGACATCAATATTAAAAGGTTATGTATGGAAAAAGAAAAGTTAATGCAAATATTCCAGCTAAAATTAGGTAAGCCTGATAATGAAGAAAAATTACTGGAATATATCGTTTTTTGTTTAAATAAACATAACGATTACGAAGATTACCACGAAAAACATCATATATTACCTAGAGCTGTTTTTCCTGAACATATAAAAGATGATTGGAACATATCATGTCTATCTTACGAGAATCATGTTTTAGGTCATTTTTTGTTGGCAGAAGCCTATTTAAATAGAAAATTATCTAGGACATTAAATTTTTTAAAAAATAAAACAGAAGATGAAGTTATAAAATTAAAAAAAATATTATCAGAAACCACCAAAAAATGGTGGAAAGAATTGACAGAAGAAGAATATGATGCTAGATGTTTAATGTATAGTGTAAGAATGAAAAAAATGATGCAGAGCGGTTCAGAATTTCATAAAAAAGTGTGTGANGGTATAAATGAATATTATAAAAACAATCCACACAGAAAAGAAGAGCTAAAAAATTTCTTTAAAGATTTATGGAAAAATAAAACAAAAGAAGAATATGATGAATGGTGTTTAAATATGAAATGGGATGAAGAAAGAAGAACACAACACAAAAAATATATGGAAGAAAGATATCAAGATCCAAATTTTAAAGAATCATTTGATAAAAAAATGAAAGAAGTAAATAGTGATTTAAATAAAAGAAAAGATGCTAGTGTTAAATTAAAAGAAAAATGGAAAGATCCAGATTTCATTAATAAGATGAATAAAAGGAAACCGAGAAGTTCGGATGGTTCAAAATTGAAAGAAAAATGGAAAGATCCTGTTTGGAGAGAATATATGTTAAATCAAAGAAAAATCAAAGGAAAATTGAAAAATGAAACCAAATAAAGTTAGTAAAGGGGGGAATGGAGCTATTATTGTTGCTTCGTTCGGTACATTTCTCCACCGGAATTAATATTCGCAACTTACATAATATTATATTCGCATCTCCATCAAAGTCACGAGTTAGAAATCTTCAATCTATTGGACGAGGTCTTCGGAAATCGGATGGAAAAGAAATAGCAACTCTTTACGATATTGCTGATGACCTTAGACATAAAAAACATACAAATCATACCTTAAATCATTTCATGGAACGTGTTGATATATATAATGAAGANAAGTTTCCTTTTAAAATCTACAATATAGGACTTAAAAATGGATAATAGCAACGTAAGAATAGTCAGACTAAAAAGCGGTGAAGACATTCTCTGTAATCTTCTTATTAATGATGATAAGGTTCTTGTCAACTTGATGGAACCTATGGTAATAGAATATGAGACATTTGGTGATACTCAACATTTAATGATTGCTAATTGGCTTCCAGTTTCTTTGGTTAAAGAGAATAAATCGGTAATACCAGTTACTGAAGTTCTTTGTGTTATGCATCCTACGGATGNACTCATTGAATATTATAATCAAACTATTNAGAAGATGAATTCTGCTTTGGTAGTTAAACCAATGGAAGAATTAAATGAGGAAGAGATGACACAAATGATGGAAGTTATGGAGGAAATAAAGACTACCAAAGGATTAATAATGCATTAATTAATTAATCTCTAACAGTCTACATAGCCAGTGTATCATTTGTCAAGCACTTTGTCAATACTTTTTACGGTAAACTTGAATGAAAAAAACGAAAGAATATGTTAATAATGCAGATTTCACCCAAGCATTAATTGATTATAAAATAGCATCGGAAGAGGCGAAAAGACTCGGTAAACCTAAACCAAAGATCCCAAATTACATTGGTGAATGTTGGATGAAGATTGCCGAGAATTTTTCTCATAAGCCCAACTTTATTAATTACCCGCACCGGGAAGAAATGGTATCAGACGGTATAGAAAACTGCCTGATGTATTTCGAAAACTTTGATCCAAACAAATCTAAAAACCCATTCGCCTACTTCTCTCAAGTGGTATTCTTTGCGTTCCTACGTAGAATAGAAAAAGAGAAAAAACAGCTATACGTCAAATACAAATCCACAGAAATGCTTGGTGTTTTAGACGAACACGAGCAAAACGACTTNGAAGACGGNACTTCAAGACAGTTTCAACTGTACGACAACATTGGGGAATTCATTTCTAATTACGAAAAATCTAAAAAGACTAAACTTGCCAAAACTAAAAAGAAAGCAAAAGGTCTTGAAAAATATATTAAGGAGACAGTATGATTGATTACCACGGTTTAAAAGTAGGATTTACCTGCTCATGCTTCGATTTGTTTCATGCCGGACATGTAATGATGTTAAAAGAAGCGAGAACACAATGCGACTATTTGATTGTGGGTCTTCAATCTGACCCTACCATTGATAGAGCAGAAAAGAATAAACCAGTACAAACATTACTAGAACGGTATATTCAACTTGAAGGATGTAAGTACGTGGATGAGATTGTTCCCTATTCTACCGAAAAAGAATTGATGGACATCTTGACAAGTTACCCAATTGATGTTAGAATAATAGGAGAAGAGTACAGGGACAAACAATTTACTGGTTTCAACTTATCTATGTCCGTGTACTTTAATTCAAGACAGCACAGTTTCAGTACAACAGAATTGAGACAACGTGTTCTAACATCAAATACAAAAAACATTACCCCACCTAAATGAAAGTTGCGATAATAACGGACCAGCATTTCGGCGTTAGAAATGACTCCCCACAATTTTTGGATTACTATGAGAAGTTTTATAAGGATACTTTTTTTCCTACTCTTGATAATGAGCATATATCTACTGTTCTCATACTTGGGGATACGTTTGACCGGCGTAAGTATGTCAACTTTAACACATTAAAACGGGCTAAAGAGATGTTCTTTGATGAACTTGAGCGTAGAAATATTCAAGTTCATATGATTGTTGGTAATCATGATACATTTTTTAAGAACACAAATGATGTAAATTCAATCGATTTGTTACTTGAAAACTATAAAAACATTAGAATCATAGAGAACGCTGAGACGATTAATGTTGATGGTTTTGAAGTCTGCATGTTACCATGGATCTGTGCTGAGAACTATGATGTGAGTATGCGTGAAATCAAGAATACCAAAGCAACAATATGCATGGGGCATTTAGAAATTGCTGGTTTCGCTATGTATCGTGGTATGCACTCTGACGAAGGATTGAATCGTGAACTCTTCGACAAGTTTGAATATACCTTTTCAGGACATTATCACCATAAACACAATTTTGGTAGCATTTATTATTTGGGAAATCCATATGAACTTACTTGGCAAGACTTTGCCGATCCTCGTGGATTTCATATATTTGACTTTAATACCCTTGATGAACCAAATTTTATACAAAACCCAAACAGCATGTTTCACAAAATCATGTATGACGATAAAGCGGAATCGGTTATTGACATAAATGCAAAAGATTTATCGAAGTATACCGATACGCATGTGAAGGTGGTAGTCGTAAACAAAACAAACCCTTACTTGTTTGAGAAGTTTGTAAATCGTTTGTACCAGATTAATCCTGCCGATGTTACCATTGCTGAAGACTTTTCAGAGTTGACAGAAGAGTTAAATTCTGATATAATAGACCAAGCAGATGATACTTTGTCAATCCTAAATAAGTATGTTGATACTATTAATGAAGACCATATCGATAATAGTAAACTTAAAAACATTTTCAAAGAACTATACGTAGAAGCATTGAACCCTGATACAGAATGATATTATTTAAAAAGATTCGATGGAAGAATTTTCTATCCACCGGAGCGCATTTTACTGAGATTGATTTTACCAAATCTACGAACACATTAATTGTGGGTCATAACGGTGCCGGTAAATCAACCATACTAGATGCTTTGTGTTTTGTTTTGTTTAACAAACCTTACCGTAAAATAAACAAGACACAAATACCGAATTCGATTAACAATTCAGATTGTCTTGTTGAAATTGAATTTGATATTGGTACGAAAAAGTATAAAGTTATACGAGGAATCAAACCTAATACGTTTGAAATTTTTTGTAACGGTGTTTTAGTGAACCAGGATGCGAAAGCAAAAGACTATCAGGAACATTTAGAGAAGTTTATTCTCAAACTAAATTATAAGTCCTTTACGCAAGTAGTCATCCTTGGTTCCGCCTCTTTTGTTCCGTTCATGCAGTTAGAAACTAAAGACCGTAGAACGATTATTGAAGACTTACTAGACATTGAAATCTTTTCTGAGATGAATGTTATTCTTGCCGATAAGTTAAAGATTGTTAAAAGTAATTTGATACACAATACAAGTGATAGAAAACTTAAAACAGAATTAATTAAGACTAATGAAAGTTTTATTGAACAACAGAAACAATCACATGCGGAAGAAATTGAAATCAAAAGAAAAGAAATCAAAGAATCTTCTGACGTTATTGAGAAGTTACAATCTGACATTAAACTTATTAATAAACATATTGAGGTTCTACAATCTAAAATACAAGACAAAGAAGCAGTTGAAGCAAAGACAAAAAAACTTTTTCAGCTTGAAGCGAAGATTGAATCTAATATAAAGAAAGTTAAAAAGGATATTGAGTTCTATGAAAAAAACGACCATTGCCCAACCTGTAGACAATCAATTGAATCAGGATTCAAAACAAACCAAGTTACCGAACGTCAAAGCAAAGTCGATGTTCAACAAAAGGGCCTTAAAGAAATTACAGAGGAAATTAACAAACGAAACGAGCGATTAACTGAGATTACCGCTATTGTAAAACATATCAATGCACATAGTAATGAAGTTGTTTTACATAACTCTACAATATCTGCAACGCAAAGATATGTGTCAAAGTTGTTGAGGGAGATTGATGAGTTATCGATTAAACGTGATACTCTTGCAGAAGAAACTGGTATAAACACGTTAAGACTTGAGTTGGAGTCCTTGCAGTCAGACCATGAAGAACTTCATAAGACGAAACAGTATTATGACTTTGCCGCCACGTTATTAAAAGATACTGGTATCAAGACTAAGATAGTTCGTCAATATTTGCCAATTATGAACAAGTTAATCAATAAGTATCTGACTGCAATGGATTTTTTTGTTAACTTTAACATAAACGAAAACTTTGAGGAGACAATTAAATCAAGACATCGTGATGAATTTAGCTATTCTAATTTCTCAGAAGGTGAAAAACTTAGAATTGATTTGGCATTATTATTTACCTGGCGTGAAATTGCTAGAATGAAGAACTCTACAAATACCAATCTATTGATACTTGATGAAGTGTTTGATTCTAGTCTTGACATTGCCGGTACAGAAGAGTTTATGAAATTACTCAATCAACTTGGTACTGATACTAACTTGTTTGTGATTTCACATAAAGGGGACCAACTGTTTGATAAGTTTAGGTCCATAATTAAATTTGAGAAAAAAACCAACTTTAGTAGGATTGTAAAATGAGTGAATTTAAATTAGTCATCGAAGATGATAACAAAACGGCAGTAAAGCAAAAGGCTGATGATGTAATTAGTTTTGATACGAGTAAAGCACTTGAGATTAAAACTGAAAAACCAAAGAATATTATACCTTTGGTACCTGAGTACCACCCAATACTCAAAGAAGTTATGCCTGAATTTGACTTTAGTGCACCACCTGTTAATCCTAATGAACTTGCTTCGGCTCTTGTTGATACATGTATTGAGAATAAAGGTTATGGATTATCCGCAAATCAATGCGGGTTTAGGTATCGGGTATTCGTAATGGGTGCCGCAGATGAATATGTTGCGTTTTTTAATCCCAAGTTACTTGCAACTCGTGGTGAAGTTCACATGGAAGAAGCCTGTTTATCATTTCCATTACTTAACCTGTTTGTTACCAGACCGGCAGAGATTGATGTTGAGTATCAAGACTTTAACGGACTGGTAAAGAAAGCAACGTTTAACGGCATAAGTGCAAGATGTTGGCTACATGAACTTGACCACATGAACGGAATAGTGTATACTCAGAAAGTGAAACCTTTAGCACTTGCAAACGGTATGAAAAGACGTATGAAAACTTTAGGTAAACTAGGATACAAGTTTAAAAAGATTAAAAAATGACCCAATATTATTATGAAAAAAATCAAAAGTTACTTGATTCGAATGTGAATGTAACGTTTGATAAAATTTTAGCAATGACTACTGATGAATTTCGTCAATGGGTTATTGACTTGCGTAAAACAGTTGTAGACTTATGGGACAATGAAAATTTACCTCCTAGAGTTGGCTACAACAAGAAAGACATCATCAAACAGTTTTCTGAGATGCCTACTTTTCCAGTTCACAAGTTTCTTGTAAAAGACCAACTTACTGGCGAACTTGATGTTATCAGAAATACTAGCGTAGTCGGTAATGCAGTCAATCAATGGTTTCCTACCATGATGAAGACTCGCATCAACTACACAAAGAATGATGACGGTAAATCAATCTATGATTACTTCGCAAAACCAGAACTCTTAGATACGTTTGTGACATACGCATCACGACATTTCAAACGTGATTCGTTCTATCATTATTCTTTAGTTGCCAAAGTTAGCAATTTAGAATTTACAAATGTGTTACCTGTTGCCGAAACTGGAAAACAATGGATACAAGAATTCGAACAGACATTCCGCAAACAGGGTAAGTATGACTACTGGTTGCAATCAAAAGATATTACTACCGAATATGATGGCTACAATGAAGAACTGAAAAATGCAAAGTATCTCACAATACATAAAGATGAGATTGCTGAACTAGATGATTTAATACCAACATTAAGCAAATCAAATCTCAACTTTGATAAGTCTGAACATGCAGTTATTAGATTCTATGAACACGACCAGAAAATCTTTCCAATAGGTTTAAAAGCGTTTAGAGTATCTTTCTGTCAGTATGCTGTAAACTTCCCGCCATTGACAGCCAAATACTTGTATGAGCGTTTTACAGAGTCATTTAAAGACCAAGAACTGATTAAAATCTATGATCCATCTTCAGGATGGGCAGGAAGACTTCTTGGTGCTATGAGTATCAAAGATGATAGGAACGTTTTATATATTGGAACCGACCCAAATACAGACCATACAACATCAATTGGTAGAACTAAGTATGATGAGATTGCAGATTTTTACCGTAAAAATGTTAAAAAAGGTGGTTTGTTCTCACATCAAGTACAACAAACTAAAACTGAAATCTACCAATTAGGGTCAGAAGTTATTCAGTTTGACGAGAATTTCCAAAAGCATAAAGGTACTGTTGATTTAATCTTTACTTCACCCCCATATTTTGCCAAAGAAGCCTATTCAGAAGATCCTGAACAATCTTATAAAAAGTTCGGACAGTATGATGAATGGCGAGAAGGCTTTCTACGTCCTACACTAGAGACTGCCGTTGCATGGTTGAAGAACGACAGATACATTCTGTGGAATATTGCAGATGCCGTATTTGGTGGTGATATGTTACCTCTAGAAAAAGACAGTCAAGATATACTAGAATCATTAGGGATGGTATATAAAGGTAAGATTAAAATGTCATTGGCACAAATGCCAGGTGGGAATCGTGTTGATTCGGAAACAGGATTACCTAAAGCAAAGAATTTCTGTAAGGTAAATGGTATGTGGTTAAAGTATGAACCGGTATTTGTGTTCTACAAACCTTAAGTATACCGCAGAAATCGTTGACAAAAGTATTAAATAGTAGTATAATTGTCATACTCAAGTAATTGAGGTTTATTGTTATTTTTTATTATAGGAGTTAGAATGACTACATTATCAGCAAAACAAAAAATGTTGAAAGCATTGAAAAACGAGCAAACTTTTACAGTTGCACAGGCCAAATCTCGTTTCGGTGTTGCAAACGTTCCAGCACGTATTGAAGAACTTCGCAAAGAAGGTCATTGCATCTATACAGGTAGACGCCGTAATAGTGAAGGTAAACGTGTTAATTATTACACAATGGGACCAGCAACTAAGTCTCTAGTGCAGTATGCTTTAGCCGCTGGCTATTCTTTTAGCCGCCGTCACAACGGTTCACCAGTGACTGCCTAAGTTCGTAGGATGCCTTCNGGCATCCTTTTTTTATTATTTGGAGAGCNAATGGAAATTTCNATAAAAAAAGAAGAGTTACAAAAAAAGAGTCTATTTATAGCCACACCTATGTACGGTGGAAACAATCACGGGTTGTATGCTAAAGCATGTTTAGACTTGCAAGCAATTTGTATGCAGTATGGAATTCGAATTAAGTTTTCGTTTCTCTTCAATGAATCCTTAATTACTCGTGCTAGAAATTATCTTGTAGATGAATTCTTGCATCGTTCCGACTGTTCACATCTACTATTCTTAGATGCTGATATTCACTTTAACCCACAAGACGTTATTGCAATGTTAGCAATTGACCGTGAAGTTGTCGGTGCACCATATCCTAAGAAAGCAATCAAATGGCGTTCAGTTAAGAAAGCCTTGGAGAGAAATCCTGATATTGATCCTCAATTGCTTGAGAATGTAACTGGTGACTATGTGTTTAACCCTGTAAAAGGTACTGCACAATTTAACGTAACAGAACCTTTAGAAGTTATGGAAATTGGTACTGGTTTTATGATGGTTAAACGTGAAGTATTTCCTAAGTGGGAACTTGCTTATCCTGAGTTCAGATACAAGCCAGACCATGTTGGTCAAGCACACTTTGATGGAACACGTTACATCCATGCTTACTTCGATACTGTTATTGATAAAGACTCTGAAAGATACTTATCTGAAGACTATATGTTCTGTCAATGGTGGAGAAATATTGGTGGTAAAATTTGGTTATGTCCATGGATGAAAACAGACCATATTGGAACTTATCACTTCAAAGGTGATATGCCAGCAGTAGCCAACTTTGTTGGAGAACTGTAATGAAAACCGCCATTGATGTTGTAAAATCTTCTCAAACAGCAACAACTGGCGGTCGTAAGTTTGACGGTAATAAACTAGAATATGGTTTATTACCTCCTCTTGCTCTAAAAGAAGTTGTAAAAGTTCTTACTTTTGGTGCACAAAAGTACGAAAGAGATAACTGGAAACATGTACCAGATTCTAAACGCAGATATTTTGATGCAATGGAACGACACATATGGGCATGGAAAGAAGGTGAACAACTCGACCCAGAAACTGGTATGAATCATTTAGCACACGCAATGTGTTGTTTAATGTTTTTATATGAACACGATATTAAATATTCCCTCGACAAAGAACATGAAAAGGGCTATAATTAGTTTTTACATTATGGAGAACAAATGAAATTATCAAATGAAACAATAGATACCTTAAAGCATTTTGCTGGTATCAATCAGAACATAGAGTTCAAGAAAGGTAAAACACTTAAAACTGTTTCTCCTTTGAAGAACATTATGGTCAAAACGACTATAAAAGATGACTTTCCGGAAGACTTCTGCATCTATGATTTGAATGAGTTCCTAACAGTACATACCTTATATAAAGATACTGAACTAGACTTTAAAGGTAATGATATAGTTTTCAAGAGCGCATCAACCAAGAGCAAAATTACATATCGCAAAGCCGAAAAGAACAATATTGTTTGTGCACCGGACGGCGACCTAGAGATTGATGAAACTCTAGCAGAAGTTACTTTGACAGAAGACAATCTCAATTCCATTCTTAAAAGTGCACATGTATTAAAACATGATTCTATCACAATCGAATCTGACGGTACTAAAGTACATGCAACTTCATATGAAGAAAAGAATGATGCATCCCATATCAACAAAATTGAAATTGCAGACTATGATGGTGATCCATTCAAAGCAACATTTAAAACTGAGAATCTTAAATTGATTCCTGGTAAATATGAAGTGATTTTTAGCGAGAACTTTGCCCAATTCACTAATTCTGCAATTGATTTAGTTTATTGGATTACACTTGAGTCTTGGGAGTAATTATGACTTTAAAAGTAAATACCTTATACGGCACATTCGATGAAGAACAACTCAAAAACCTAAAAGGTAATATCGAAGAGGTTGTTATTTGTATGACAAAAATACAAGCACTTAATGAATCTATTGCNGACATCGTTAACTTGTCTTTTGATGCTACAAAGATTCCTAAGAAAATCATNAAAAAAATGGCAAAAGTAAAGTTTAAACAAAATTTTAGCACAGAAGTTGCGGAGAGTGCAGAGTTTGAAACACTTTACGGTGCTGTACAGGAAGTAAAATGAGTCGTAGAACCTTTTTAAGAAGTTTTGGTTTAGTTGGAATAGTTGTTGCTGGTGCCTCTACGGCATTGGCCAACAATGAACCTATTGTGGTTCCTGCGCCAGAACAACCAAAAGATTTTGCCCATCTTGCGCCAGAAGATAC